ACAACATAGAAAATTTGATTTGTTTATGCCGTGACCATCACCACGAAGTACACTTTGGAACAAAATTGAAAAACGAATATCTTATCACAGTACACCACATAAAACTAAACAAATGAATATCGAATGGGTAAATATAAAGGACATTGTTCCTAACGAAAACAATCCTCGCATCTTGAAGGATGATAAATTTAAGAAGTTGGTGCAATCAATCAAGGACTTTCCCGAAATGTTGGAGATACGCCCAATTGTGGTCAACAACGAAATGATGATATTGGGTGGCAACATGAGATTAAAAGCCATCCAGGAAATTGGATTAAAAGAAGTGCCAATTATCAAGGCGGAAAACCTAACCGAGCAACAACAACGGGAATTTTTAATAAAGGACAATGTTGGATTTGGTGAGTGGGATTGGGATGCGTTGGCAAACGATTGGGACCCCGCAGAATTAAACGAATGGGGTTTGGATGTACCCAATATGGATTTGACTGAATTGGAAGCGGAGGATGATAATTTTGAGGAACCAGAAAACATTGAAACGGATATTGTGTTGGGTGATTTATTTGAGATAGGTGAACACCGATTGTTGTGTGGGGATTCCACAGATAGTGATGCGGTTGCACAATTGATGAATGGACAAAAAGCAGACATGGTTTTTACCTCACCTCCTTATAACGGAGATACTCATTTAGATAGTAAAAAAGGTGGAGGCCGATTGTATAGTGATAAAGATATGGACAACAAAACAAGTAAAGATTATATTGTATTTCTGCAATCAACTTTGGATAATATTATTTTATATACAAATGGATTTATTTTTTGGAACATTAATTATAACGCAAAATCAAGGAATGAATATTTAAAACATTTATTTCCATATTTAGATTTGTTATGGGAAACGATAATATGGGAAAAAACGGGGATGCCAATAGCCGACGGGTTGACGAGAAATTGTGAATTTATATTTGTTTTAAAAAATGGAGAAGAAAAGCATATAGGAAAGCATTTTGAAACAAATCATAATTTATGGAAAGTTAGTAATTTGAATAGTCAAGATAAAGCAAATAACCATAGGGCATGCTTCCCCGTTGAACTGCCTAATAAAGCAATAAATTTAGTTGCTAATGCCAATATTGTATTAGAGCCATTCACGGGAAGTGGCACTACGATGGTTGCATCACACCAACTTAAACGCAAATGTTATGGAATGGAACTTGACCCAAAGTATTGCCAAGTTATTATTGACAGAATGAAAAAGTTAGATCCCACAATTAAAATTAAAAGAAACGGAGTTGAATTATGAAAGCATGGCGAGAAACCAACCGAACAACACCCATTGATAACGAATGGGTATTAATTGACACCAAACAAATAGGGTACATAATGGAAGGACAATGGTATTTGGCCCACGATGATAGCCCAATTGCCACACCATTTATGTGGATGCCCATTCCAATTTTACCTTTTGATTGATTTGATAAAGATTTGAAATTATGCCAAACCCAGAAAACATAATTCCACCAAAGCCAGGTGAGGTAAGGAATCCCAACGGGAAACCCAAAGGAACTAAGAACCGAAGCACCATTGCACGGAAGTGGTTGGAGGTAATGCAAGACACAAAGAACCCCATCACGGGTGAATTGGAGAAACTAAGCCAGGAAGATTTAATCACCCTTGCAATGATACACAAGGCAAGGAAAGGTGATGTGGGTGCGTACAAACAATTGATGGATTCGGGATTTGGTATGCCCACCCAACAAATTGATGTTACCACCGAAAAACCAATTTTTAACGGAATACAATTAGATGTTACAGAAAACAACGGCACAGATTAAGATATCAAAATTGAGGAAGCGTGTACGCATCGTAAGGGGTGGTACATCTTCCTCGGTTTAACCCCCATTGCTTCGGTGGTGGGGGTGAGATTCAAAAACATTCAGTATCATTCCGATGCTTATCACATACGCGGTGCAAAACGCAAAGTGTGAAATTAGTGTGGTATCGGAAACTATCCCCCATTTGCGAAGGGGTGCAATCCGTGACTTCCTTAAAATTATGGACATGGTGGGAATGTTTGATCCGTTGAAATGGAATAAATCATCATTGACCTACACATTCAGCAATGATAGTTACATTGAATTTTTTAGTGCAGACCAACCACAAAAATTAAGGGGTGCAAGGCGTGATGTTTTATTTGTAAACGAGTGCAACAACATTGATTGGGAATCATACTACCAAATGGCGATTCGTACCCGCAAATTCATTTATTTGGATTACAACCCAGTGCGTGAATTTTGGGTTGATTCAGAATTGATTGGTGACCCCGATGCGGAAATGATTGTATTGACTTACAAGGACAATGAAGCACTTGACCCCGCCATTGTAAACGAGATTGAGAAAGCCCGTGTAAAGGGTGAAACAAGTAATTATTGGCGGAACTGGTTTTTAGTATATGGGTTAGGACAAATCGGAAATTTGCAAGGGGTTATATTCAGCAATTGGCAAACCATTGACACCATACCCGAGGATGCAAGGTTGCTTGGCATTGGTGTGGATTTTGGCTATACAAACGACCCCACGGCCATCGTTGCCGTTTATGAATACAATGGTCAAAGAATAATAGATGAGGTCGCATATCGCACGGGAATGCTTAATTCGGACATTGCAAAGGCATTACCCAACTTTGTACCAGTTTATGCGGATAGTGCCGAACCAAAATCAATTGATGAAATTAAAAGATACGGCATAAGAATCAAGGGAGTGACCAAGGGCAAGGATTCCATCAATTACGGAATACAGATAATGCAATCACAATCGTATTTGGTTACATCCACATCCACCAATTTAATCAAGGAGTTGCGTAATTATTGTTGGGATAGCGATTCCCAGGGGCGAAGCATGAATACACCAACGGGTGTTTGTCACGGAATCGACAGTTTTCGCTACGCCGAGATGATGATGTTAGGGATTAAAAGTAATTATGGTCAATACGATATTCGTTAATTGTTTATTACTTGTTTATTTGTATCTTCGCAGACGATATGACAAGCCATTACCAACAATTACACTTACAACGACAAGAAATTAAACGCCTTCGCTTATTGTTAGTGCAGATACAAGGCGAAGCCCTAACCAAAATCCAAATGTTAAAGCGTGAAATAATAAACCCACGGGTTGATTTTAACGATGCACCCAACCATTGGAAGGAAGTATTGAGGGCGGTTTGCACAGTATCAGAATTAACACCAGATGAAATACTTTGCCCATCGCGGAAACGGGCATCATTATACGCCCGTCACATGTTCAACTTTATTTGCAGAAAAAGATTAGGGATGCCGTGGGCGGAAATTGGGCGGATCATCCATCGCGACCATTCAACGGCAATCAATTCTGTAAACGAGTTTAGCAACATTTTGTACACCGATAAGGAGGTGCAAAGGCAATACGCCAAAGTGTGTGTGTTGCTCAATGAAGCGTTGGAATAACAAAGCGGGGTTTGGTCGTTTTATAATTAATGATTGAATCAAAAACCATATTAGTACCCACATCGTTAAAGGATGTAAAGTTGCATCAAATGTTGGCGTATCAAGGTCTAAAAGAAGACATGGAAGATACCCAACGCCAATTGGAAGCGGTATCAATTTTTTGTGAGTTGACAATGACCGAGGTCATGGCTATGCCATTTGATGTATTGCAAAAGGCCGTGGAACGCATCACATTGATGTTGACAGAACAACCAACATTCACCCCCAGGTTCAAAATGGATGGCGTTGAATACGGGTTTATTCCAAACTTGGATGATATGTCGGTGGGTGAGTTTATTGACATTGAAACATACACAAAGGAAACCCACGATTTGTGGAAGGTAATGAGTGTGTTATATCGCCCCGTTACCCATAGCGGACAGAACGGAAGATATGAGATTGCACCCTATTCGGCAAACCTTGTCAGTGGGTTTAAGGATTTAGATTGTAACACCGCATTTGGGGCCATGGTTTTTTTTTGGAGTTTAGGAATCGACTTACTGAATTCTATCCAGAAGTATTTGGAGGAGGAGATGGCACCGCAGATGAAAACCGCCTTACCAAAAAATGGGGATGGTTTGGAATGGTCTATCGACTCGCTAACCGAAATTTCCTACAATTGGAAAATGTCTATACTAAGACCATTCACACCGCTTTGTATTGGACCGCTTACGAAAGCGACATTGCGGAAATGGAACAAAAAATTATTAAACAAAGTTACAAGCGATGATAAATAACCACATAGGAACCGCATTTAAGGTATTCAAAGACATCGCCACGGATGAGGGATGGAATTATAGCCACGGAACATTAACGGAGTTGGACTTCAAAGCGTTTACGGTATTTCCGTTGATGCATTGCTCAATCCAATCGGTATCGCTCACCGACCAAATTGCATCCATCCAAATGAACATAATGATTGCGGATCGTGTGAACTTTTTAAAAGGTGAGAATGAGCAAAAAAACCTAATCACAGTTTACGACAAATACGGGTACACCGAGAATCAAAACTATGCCCACATTTTACAAGAAATGTATGTGCAAATGTCAAAGGGATTATGGAAGTTAGAGCAAGACAATTATAGCCAAATACAATTCCAACGCCCAATCGTGTTTAACCCATTTGTTGAAACGATGGATTCAGTATTGGCGGGATATCAAATAAGTGTCACCATTGATTTAATAAACCCGTGGGTTACTGATGGCGATTGCGTTTAAGAATAGCGTTGCCGTTGTTGCGGATTATTCCAAGAAATGGGCAATTGCTTGTCGCAATATGTTGGAGATAAAACGCCCCCGAACTTCTATCCGTGCCAAGTGGAAAAAGATTGGCGGTGGATGGCAAGTTGTGTCAGCAACTAAAAAAACATTCCGTGGTAATTATGTGGCCAGTGGTCAATTGGTATCATCCATCCAACCCGATCCGAATGGATTGAATATGGGTATCAGTATGAACAAAACGGCCGATTATGTGCAAAGGGGTCGTAAGCCAGGCAAAGGGATTCCACTTGATTCAATGCGTAGTTGGGTAAAAATGAAACGCATCCAACCCCGTGACTTGTCAACGGGTAAATTCAAATCAAAGGCAAACGAGGAAGGGATGAGGTTTATGATGAATAGGAAAATAAAGTATTTCGGTATTGAACCATTCCCATTTGTGAGCCAAGCAAGAAAACAAATTTTACCATCGTTCAATAAGGCATTAACCCAAGCGATGAAACAAGACATTCAAAAAGGACTATTCAAAAGATGAGTTTTACATTTACACAACAACCCGCATCCATAGTTGGGGCCAATTCCCCAATCATTTACCAAGCGTTTGAATCCACCAATTATGCAAATGCGGGATTCCGTTATGAGTTCCAAGTTTATGTGTGGAGTGGCACGACATCCATCCCCGCAACACCGATTGTAACAATTAACAGATTACCCGACCAATATGGAGGTGGAAGGGCATGGATTGATGTTCACAAAATTGTAACCCAGTACATCACCACGGAGTTTTTGGTGAATGGCACATACAAACCAAACATCGGAAGCGGTGCAAAACGCGTAGCGGTGAAGTGTCAAGGCATTTGGACGGCGGGGTCAACCGCAGTTATCACTTCCAATTTATCGTTGGCCACAAAGGGTTATTCGTATACGGCGGAGGGATTTAATGCGGGAGTTACAAAGTCAGTATTCACAGATAAAACGGCATTGTATTTAACCCCATTTACACCAACCGCATATTTGTGGTATGATGCAACGGTAATTACATCAATCGTGGTGGGTTCAACCACAGTGATTCCAAACACGGTGACAACATCCGACCAAGCCATTCAAGGTATTGAAGTGAAACAATTATTTACCATCGCAGGTTTATTCGGCAC